GTTAAAATTACATTTAGTATTAATTGATGTAATGGAAGGTAGAGTATATGACAATGACATTCCGATAATGTTGGCTGAGTTAGAACAAGTTGTTAAATCATTTAATGTTGAATATACTTTTATATTAGACGGTGATAACCAAGAATATAGTAAAATAACAGGGATTGATAACATTGTTTATAGTGATTTCCTAGCTATATCCTCATATGTTAACGGTGTTCTGCCTGAGGATCAATTACTCAACGAATCTTGGAATAATACAAGTACCAAAGGTTTATGGACTATGGGTCGTGCAGAAAGACCACACCGAGTACTTCTACTGAGTAAATTGTGGGAAAATAATTTATTACATAAGTTAGATTGGTCTTTCTACACATATGATAGTAACCGAGACTATATTCGTAAAAATTTTCTAAACCATTATGATGATGAAACCTTTCAAAGGTTTATTAATGAGTCTACTAGATCATTAGATTTTAAAGTTGATATAAAGTCCTGTGACGACTTTCATTGTACCGGTTACCCCTTTGATTCAACTCTTTATAAAAACACCTCTTTCTCTATTATAGCAGAGTCAGATTTTAATATATATGAGGATCAAACACAATGGACTCCAAAAATTACTGAAAAAACATATAGAACTATTATCAATAAACATCCTTTTATATGTGCTTGGTATCCAGGTATGATTAAAAAACTTAAAAGTAAAGGTTATAGAACTTTTGAGAACTACGCTACAAATCCAGGATATAACAATATTATAGATTTGAATGACAGATTGGATGCGACTCTAAAAGTTATAGAAGATTTTCATAAATCTATCAATCAACCCGAGGTAGTGAATAAAATCAGAAATGATATTGAATTCAATTATCAAACTTACCTAAACAATGTTGAAATAGAGTTGGCTAAATTAACTCACTTATTTGAGTTACCTCAACTTGATGCTGTACAGATGACTCCTACCAAGCTTGGTAGATTTATGTTCCCTAGAACAACTAATTTATTTGGTCAACCTGCTGACGTACCTTAAATATCATGAAATATCTATTCCTTAACTTAAATAATTACCATGCGGGTGATGGAACATATGACCCTGGGTTGTTAGGCAAACACATACATTTTTTAAAAAAAACTGATAAAACATTACTATTATGCGACATATTTGAACGTGGATCAAATTCAGATAAGTATATCCGTTTCATAAATTTAGCCAATGCCATGCTTGAGCAGTCAAAATTATCTTTTCGTTTTGTCTTGGATAGTCTTAATGAATACCCCGGTCTCAATTGTGAACATAATGTTTCCTATATAAATTGGGGATGGGCGTACACTTACTATAGTGTGTTTATTAACAACCATCCCATTCAAACAACATATACACCTAAATCAAGTAAAGGATTATTCTTGTTAGGAAAAGGAAATAAAATACAACGTGTAGGACTACTGAAAAAATTTTATGAATCCAATAACTTAGATAGTATAATATGGACCTTTAAGAATACTCCCAAGACTTTACAACAAATTCATGCTGATTTTTTTTCTGAATACACGGATCAGGATTTTGATACATTTATAAAAGTATCTGAGAAAGTTTTAGACTATGAATCTACGAAAGAACAATTTGTTCATTTAGGATTTCCGTATAATGTAACTTTGTTTAAAATTACAGCATTTAGTATAGTAAGTGAAACATGGTTGCATGGTATACCTCATATATTCACAGAAAAAACTTGGAAACCTATCATTAATCGTCATCCCTTTATAATGATAGGTGCTAAAGAAAATATCAATATATTAAAAAAATTAGGTTTTAAAGTCTTCCAAGAACCTGCTTGGTTCAATGAAGATCAAGACCTTTTGGAACATATCGTATCAACTTCCGTCAATATGAAAAAACGTATAGAGACAGATGATAATTACCAAAGACAGTTAGTAAATGATGTTGAACATAACTACAATCAGTTTATAAAGCTAGCCAAAAAAGACATTGACCAATTTTTAGCTGGCTTGAATGAAAATGGAAACATGGAATTGATTGTTCAATTAGTTAAAGCACATATAAGGTACCCGGGATTTATAGATTTCGCCCGCCTAAATCCATTATGTTTTACTTAATTCAGAATGTGTGCTATAATAGCACATGCTTAAACTACTAGTTCCACTACCCAAACAAATCACTGTTGCATGTAGCGGTGGAGTTGATAGTATGGCTGTCGTTGACTTTCTGAAACGAAAGCACGATGTAACCATTGCACATTTTCACCATGGCACTGAAAACGGTCAAAAAGCATTTAAATTTGTTGCCCAATATTGCACAGATAATAATATTCCCATGACGTTTGGCACGCCTCGTAGTGAAAAATCAAAAGAAGAATCACAGGAAGAATATTGGCGTAGAGTGCGATATGAGTTCTTAGAGGAGTTGGGCCCAGTCATCACGTGTCATCATTTAGATGATTGTGTAGAGACATTCATTTGGTCAAGCTTGCATGGCACAGCCAAAGTTATTCCATTGACTCGCAAGAATGTTCTACGCCCATTCCTAACTACACGCAAAGACGAATTCAAATCTTGGTGCTTGAGACATGAAGTACCCTGGATTGAAGATCAATCAAATCAAGACACCAAATACATGCGCAACTATGTTCGTAATGTTATGATGCCACAAGCATTACACGTTAACCCAGGTTTGCACACTTTGGTTAAAAAAATAGTTGAAAAGCAACTGTAATTCATATATACTTAACACTTTCAAGGAGAAAACATGTCCAGTACTAAAACTTTTAGCGGTGATCAAAAGATCAAACTCACACAACTTATCAACGAGGGTATGGCAACCATGCATGAGATTGATACATTGAATGGTGGATTGACCGATACTATCAAAGCCGTTGCAGAAGAACTCGAAGTCAAACCTTCTGTTCTTAAAAAGGCTATCCGTGTAGCACACAAAGCAAGTCTAACACAGACCAACCAAGACAACGAAGAACTCAATACTATTTTGGAGACAGTCGGTAAGACACTATGACACAGCCTCAACCAATAATTGATTATTGGACTGAAGTCAATACGTACAATCCATTGGGGATGAACAGACCAGATCATATTGCTGTCTTGTTTAAAATCTTCATGGAGTCATATCCAGAATCTGTGTCTCACAGAGAAAATCTTAATAAGTACTTCCTTAAATCGCACGGTCAATTATATCAGGACTTGATAGTTCAGATGTATTTGGGATGGAAATCTAATGGATATTTTGTTGAGTTTGGTGCAACTGATGGTTACGGTATCAGTAACACCTACCTGTTAGAAAAAGAATTTAGTTGGAATGGTATCTTAGCAGAGCCGGCAAGATATTGGCACGACAAGCTACCTACGAATAGGTCATGTAATATTGACTTCAATTGCGTTTGGAAAAATACAGGTGAGAAATTAATGTTCCACGAAAGTTCTAATCGACCAGATGCTAGCGCAATTGAACAATATATAACTCTGACTCCCGAACTAACTCAAGTAATCGGTGGGAATTCATCAAACTACGAAGTAGAAACCATATCATTATTAGACCTTTTGAAAAAGTACAATGCACCAAAAGACATTGATTACCTTTCATTAGATACAGAAGGTAGTGAGATAGAAATTTTACGAACATTTGACTTTGACCAATATAAGATTAAGTTCTTGACAGTAGAGCACAATTATAAAGAAGAAAATAGGCAAGCTGTACATAATCTATTAATTTCAAAAGGATATGATAGAGTGTTAACGCATATATCCAATTGGGATGATTTTTATGTTTTAAAGGAATTAAACAACATATGAATAGATTGATAGCGTTTGGGGATTCAATAACTTATGGTCAGGGCATGGAAGATTGTAATGGCCCTAACTTTACACCAGGTCCTGCACCGAGCAAATTTGCCTGGCCCCAAGTCTTGGCTGATAAATTAAATATTCAGGTAGTCAATAGCAGTTTATCAGGTATTAGCAATCTTCATATGTTATGGAGAATTTTAAATTTTGAATTTCAATTAAGTGATATATGTGTTGTCCAATGGGCACATTTTGGTAGAACTCCATTGACTAGATTAACATATGAATGCAATGATAAGGAATGGTTAGCAAATGATTATAATAAGGCTACAATGCTTCAAATAGAAGAAACGGAGCCTACACATTTAGGTATAAAAAATTATCTGATAATGCATCATGCACATGTGCATCTTTCATCTAAAAGGATAAAACATGTTTTTATGTCGTCAACTAAAGATTTATCAATTTATAAATTGCCCGACTCGTTAAAAATACCTGAACTGTACCCAACCATCAAATTACCCAAAGTTGATTTAGCGTTAGATAAACAACATGTGGGTCCCAAAAGCCATGAAATCTTGGCACTATTACTATATAATAAAATCAATGAGCTATGTTGACGCAATTCACAGCAGGGATGAAGACCGCATTTATGTGGTAGAGAGAAATACTGAGGGTAACCGTGAGTACAAAGAGTATCCTGCTAACTACATTTTGTATTACAGTGATCCAAAAGGTAAACAGCGAAGCCTTTACGGTGATCCTGTTTCTAGATTCAGTACCCGCAAACGTCAAGAATTTGAGAAAGAAAAACGAATTCACTCAGGCAAGAAATTGTTTGAGAGTGATGTCAATGTGGTGTTCCGTTGTCTTTCAGAAAACTATCTTGGCGTCGATGCACCTAAACTTCACACTTGCTTTTTCGACATTGAAGTAGACTTTGATCCTGAAAAAGGATTCAGTCCTACTAGTGATCCATTCAATCCGGTAACAGCTATCAGTTGTTATTTAGATTGGCTAGATCAATGTATTACTCTAGTCATTGCACCCAAGCATATGACTGATGAAACAGCAAATGAAATCGCATCAGAGTTTGAAAACACAATGCTATTCAAATCAGAGAAGGAAATGTTTGACGTATTCTTTCAATTGATTGAAGATGCTGACGTACTAACTGGTTGGAACTCAGAGGGGTATGATATACCCTATATGGTCAATCGTGTTACACGTGTGATGAGTAAAGATGACACCCGTAAGTTTTGCTTGATGGGTCAACTTCCCAAGCCACGAGAATACGAACGATTTGGTAAGTCAGAAACTACATATGATTTGGTAGGTCGCATTCACATGGACTATTTGCAGTTGTATAAAAAGTACAACTATGAATCACGCCATAGTTACAAACTCGACTCTATCGGTGAGATGGAAGTAGGTGAGAATAAAACTCAATATGAAGGTACTCTAGACCAATTGTATAACAAGGACTTTAAAAAGTTTATTGAATACAATAGGCAAGATACGATGCTTCTAGTTAAGATTCACAATAAACTAAAATTCTTAGATTTGGCAAACGCACTTGCGCATGAAAATACAGTGCTGTTGCCCACAGTCATGGGGTCTGTTGCAATGATTGAAATGGCAATCATGAACGAGGCTCATGAAAGAGGTCTGGTAGTTCCAGACAAAAAACGAAAGGACAAAAGTGATGATGAAATACAACAAGCGGCAGGTGCCTATGTTGCTACGCCCAAAAGAGGAATTCATGAATGGGTCGGAGCAGTTGACATTAACTCGCTATACCCGTCAGCAATCCGTGCTCTTAACATGGCCCCAGAAACCATTATTGCTCAAGTCAGACAAACACTCACTGACCAGTACATGAAAGACAAAGGCTTGCGCCTTGCAATGGAAAAGAGGCACTATAAAGATGGTGATGATTCAGTAGAAGGCGCAATTCTATGGGAAGGTTTGTTTAGTTGCTTAGAGTATACAGCAATCATGGATCAAGAACGAGGAACAATTCTTTGGGTAGACTATGAAGATGGGCGCAGTGTACAAATGAGTGCGGCGGAAATCTGGAAGATGATTTTTGACAGTCATAATCCTTGGATGATCAGCGCAAATGGTACAATTTTTACGTATGAACAAGAAGGTGTAATTCCGGGATTGTTAACACGTTGGTACTCAGATCGTAAAGTTATGCAAAAGAAACTTAAAGAAGCAACAACCAATGCTGATAGAGAGTATTGGGATAAGCGACAACTGGTTCGCAAGATTTTGCTTAACTCTGCATATGGCGCATTGTTAAATGAACATTGCCGTTTCTACGATAAACGTATAGGTCAAAGTGTTACATTGAGTGGTCGTCAAATTGTTAAACACATGATGAGTCAAATAAACTTAATAGTTGCAGGCAATTACAGTCATGAAGGTGATGCTATTGTATATGGTGATACTGACTCATGTTATTTTACTGCACACAATACCCTAAAGCCTCAAATTGACAGTGGCGAACTGCAATGGGACAAAGAACTGTGTATTGGTTTATATGATGGCATAGCTGATCAAGCTAATGAATCGTTCCCTGCATTCATGGAGAAAGCATTTCATGCTCCTCGTAAGAACGGCGAGATTATCAAAGCTGGTCGTGAACTGATTGGTGATCGTGCAATCTTTATTACAAAGAAACGTTATGCAATTAACATCTTTGACAAAGAAGGCAAACGCAAAGATAAAGACGGCAAAGCAGGTGATATCAAAGCTATGGGTCTTGACTTGAAACGTGCAGATACTCCTAAGTACGTACAAGAATTCTTAATGGATGTTCTTGAAATGGTTCTACAACGAGGTAAAACACGTGACGAAGTTCTTGAGAAAATTAAAGAATTCAAACGCACATTATCATTACAAGACAGTTGGACTAAAGGTTCTCCTAAAAGTGTGAACAAACTTACTTTTTATGGTGAAAAAGAAGCAAACAGTAAAAAGGGTCGTGAGAATATGCCCGGACACGTTCGAGCCGCACTCAACTACAATTACTTACGCAGAGTAAATAGTGACCAATACAGTCAAAAAATAGTTGACGGTATGAAAGTTATTGTATGTAAACTGAAGGATAATCCATTGGGCTTTACTAGTGTCGCATATCCAACAGATGAACTCAGATTACCCCAATGGTTCTGTGAGTTGCCGTTCGATGATTCAGCTATGGAAAACACATTAGTTGATGAAAAAATAGAAAACCTATTAGGAGTTCTAAATTGGGATATCAGAAGTAACTTAGATGTTAAGTCTACATTCGATTCATTATTCACATTTGGTTAAACAAGTGTTGACTTTTGCAATAAAACCCATTATAATACACAGCACAACTATCTAAATATGGTAGTAACAAATAAAGGAAAAACATGAAAGATTATTTACTAGACCTCATTCAACATACCAGCATCGCAGAGATTGACCTTGTCAAAGTTACTGGCACCGATAAACAAACCGTTATTACAGCACGTGCAGAAAACAAATCTGTGGTTGTAGAAGGTACATTTAAAACTCCCATTGCTGACTTCATTGGTACTTTTGGTATGCCTAACTTGAGTAAACTAAAGACAATTGTTGGCTTTGAAGAATACGATGAAACATCAAAAATCAACATTACACGTACTCAACGTGACAATGAAGATGTTCCAACTACAATTCACTTTGAGACAAATAACGGTGACTTTGTTAACGACTATCGTTTAATGATAAAGAGTATCGTTGAAGAAAAAGTTGGTAAACTGACGTTTAGAGGAGCGGCTTGGAACGTTGAGTTTGAACCTAGTGTCGCTGGCATCTTACGTCTTAAGAAACAAGCAAGTGCTAACAGCGAAGAACAACATTTCACTATGACTACTAGTGGCACCGAATTGAAGATTAACTTTGGTGATCCAAGCACTCACAATGGTAACTTTGTATTTCACTCAGGTATCACTGGTAAGTTGTCTCAGCCTTGGAAGTGGCCTGTAAAAGTGTTCCAGTCTATCATGGAACTACCCGGTGATAAGATTGTCAAGATTGCCGATCAGGGTGCAGTTGAAATCACAGTTGACAGTGGCCTTGCAACATACATATATCTATTACCAGCACATTCAAAATGATTGATTATGTCGTCGGTGGCGAGTACCTAAATGTTACATGTAACAAAGGTGCTATGCCTTATATCAATAAAAATAATGGTCAACCTATGACTGGCGCAATAAGTTATGATCCTGGTAGTCAACAGATGAAAGTTTACGATGGCAACGTTTGGTTGAGTCTTGGCGGGGGCAGTGCCGTTGTCAATTTAGATCCAGATGCTATCAGAATTCTCAACTGGGCTAAGAAGAGGATGCAAGAAGAAGTTGAACGTGAACGATTAGCAGAAACTAACCCCACCATTAAAGATTTGATGAATCAACTTAAAGAAAAAGAAGAACAACTTAGAATTGTTCAAACATTAATTAAAGAAGAAGAAAAAGTTGGAACAAATTAATTTATCACAACAACAAAAAGATGACTGGGCATTGTTCTTACCAGCAGTGTCTAGCTTTTTCATTAGTGGCTTGGGCAAACAACGTGAAGGTAACAACTACTTTGATGCCGCACGTATTCCTGCAGGCTTCAATGGTGATGTTGAATGTTTAAACTTTTTAAACAGTAAAGAAGGTCTATATACTTACAAGTGGGGTCTATACTCAGCAGGTCATGCTAACTTAGATCCTACTAAAGATGATCACGCGGAATCTATTATTCGTAAACGTGAACAGGGAACTTTCATGTTAGGTGATAGCGGCGGCTTTCAAATTCTTAAAGGTCAATGGCCGGCTGATTGGAAAGATCCTAACTGTCCTAAAGCATTAGCAAAGCGCAAAGAAGTTTTGTTGTGGATGGATACGTATATGGATTATGGTATGTGTCTTGATGTTCCAAGTGAATCTTATCGTAATACCAAAGCATATGAACAACATAAGATTGCTAACTTAGGCGATGCAGTCAAGGCTACTCATATCAATAACGAATACTTTATTAAGAATCGCAATGGTAAATGTAAGTTTCTAAACGTTATGCAGGGCCTAACACATACTGATAGTGACCATTGGTATGAAGAAATGAAGAAATACTGTGACCCAAATATCTATCCTGACAATCACTTCAATGGGTGGGCGTTTGGTGGTCAGAATAAGATTGACGTTGACCTGATGCTACGTAGACTTGTAGGTATCATCCATGACGGATTGTTAGTAGAAGGAAAGCACGATTTACTACACTGTTTGGGTGTAAGTATTATGGAATACGCTGTATTGTTCACTGATATTCAACGTGCTATCCGTAAGTATCACAATCCTAAATTTGTGATTACATTTGACTGTGCTAGTCCTTTCTTTAGTGCGGCTAAAGGTCTTGCTTACTTCAATACAACTATTGAACATAACAAGAAGTGGGCATACTCTATGACTAAGACTGCTGAAAGTAAAGATTATGCAAGCGATACTCGAAAATTCCGTGATGCTGTTTTGCAAGAAGGTATCCATGATAAGTTCACTGATAGCCCAGTAACAGATCGTATGCTAATGAAAGACCTATGCTATCGAGGTCATGGATTTATCAACAATCAAGGCAAAGAAACTAAGACTAGTTGGGACACACTGAGTTACACATTGTTACAAGCACATAATGTTTATCAACATCTTTCTGCGGTGCAAGAAGCTAATCGCAGATACGAACAAGGAATTATGCCTAAGATGCTAATTAATAAGTTTGAAGACATGCACTTTGGAAACATCATTGATGAAATATTTAGATTAAATGATAGAGAAAAAAGCCTAGCATTAATCAAACAGCATGAGAATCTATGGACTCAAATGAAGTCTGGTAGTCAAGGTTTGAGTGGTCAAAAAACAATCAATGCAATCACTATGTTTAATACATTGTTCGAAGAAGTAAATACTATCGAACCTGAAATGATCACTGAAGATGATAGCGATGATGCAATTCAGGAAGCATTAGGAGAATGATATGCCATATACACAACGAATCAAAACACTTGAAGAATCACACCGACTAGTAGATAATCAATTATTTCAGCTAGAAAAATCAGGTAGTACTGATACTACAAAGATAAATGAATTGAGCCAAACTAAGGCAAAATATTTGAAAGAGTTAAGTGAGATGAGGAGAGCACAGTGGGATCATGACCACGAAACAGTTCATTATGATGATGACCGATGAAATATAAAAAAATAATTACAAGTGGTTGCAGTTTTAGTGACCCGGTAACTCCCTTTACCTGGCCCAACCAACTAGAAAAACACATCGAACGATTGGATCCTGCTGTGAAGTTTGACCATAGAGGATTGTCTAGTCAAGGGCAAGAGCTTATTCAGAAGAAAACACTTCACGCTATACACGAAGCATTGGAACAAGGATATCGACCAGAAGATATTGCAGTTTTCGTAATGTGGTCTAGTAATGATAGAAAATCTTTTTATGTAGATCACGGAGATTTTGTTAATGAATTAGTTGAAAATTGGAAAGGTTCTCAACAGGGTTGGCAACTACAACTAGGCGACCTTAAAAACTTTTCAGAGAATCCCGGCGAAGTTACGTCAAAGGCCGACAAAATAAACAATGTCATTCGATATAACAAATGGGGAGGATGGCTTATCACATCTGCCCATACAATTGATGCTGTTAAGTTTGTAAGAGATTATTTTATGATGGGTGTCGGAGAACCATGTGCATTATCGGTCCACACAAGTCTTGAAAATATAATTATGTTGCAACATACCTGCAAGACATTGGGTATTAAATTGTACCAACAATATTTTATGGATCTTACTTTCAATGATTTTAAACAGTTTAAAGATCATCAAATTGTGCAATATCTACTAAAACAAATAGACACATCAACCTTTATTTCACCCGAAAAGTCAATTCATGGTTACTTACTACCAAATCCAGAATGCTTTAAAGATGTTAGAGATCCACATCCTAATGGGTTGGGTCATAGACGCTGGCTTACAGAAGTAATGTTACCACATTTAGTTGACGACGGGTTCTTTGACTGATATAATAATACTCATGAATCAACACGAACAAGCAATGACTGAAAAACGTCAACGAATTAAAGATTTAGCGAACCGTACTATTTTTGTTCGCTTTCAGAAAGAGGGTATTCATAAGTACCCAGCGGCAGCAACAGACCCTAATTTGGCAACAGGTGATGAGTATGATGTTAGCTTTCTAGCAACTCCGCATCGACACATCTTTCATTTTGAAGTGTCGATTGAAGTGTTTCACAACGACCGGGATATCGAGTTTATTCAGTTCAAGCGATGGTTAGAGAATCAATATTCTCAAGGCATTCTTGCATTGGATTACAAAAGTTGTGAAATGATTAGTGATGACCTCTATGAAGTTATCGCAACTCGATATCCAAATCGCAACATCGCTATTCAAGTATCAGAAGATAATGAAAACGGTGCTACGATTATTTACAATACACGACAACCTTATCAATCACTCGCTATTTAAAGGAATTAATAAAATGGCAAAGCAACACTATCAATCCAACCCTCGTGTTCGTCAAATTTTTGATGATCTAGAAAAGTATTTGGAATTCTGCCAAGACTATGGTTATAAATTTGACGAAGCAGACTTGTATAGTAATAAAAGTTACATCTACCGTCAATTCACTAAATATCTGACAGGGAAGCCTGTACGATATATGTGGGAACTGGATGCAAAAAATTAAGATAGTAATAGTGACCGGGGGATTCGATCCGATTCACTCTGGTCATATTGAATATTTCAAAGCCGCCCGTAAATTAGGAGAGAAACTAATTGTCGGGCTAAACTCTGATGATTGGTTGACCCGTAAAAAGGGTCGACCTTTTATGCCAATTGTAGAACGAATATCAGTAGTAGAAAACTTATCAATGGTTGATCACTGCATATTGTTTAACGATAATGATGGCTCTAGTATAGAAGCTATAAGGAATGTCAGACAAATGTACCCTGACGCTCATATTATCTTTGCCAATGGCGGAGACAGAACAAAAGAAAACATTCCTGAAATGTCTTTCCAAGATCAAAACTTAGAGTTCGTTTTTGGAGTAGGTGGTGAGGATAAGAAAAACTCTAGCAGTTGGATTCTTGAAGAATGGAAAAATCCAAAAACTAGAAGACCGTGGGGTTGGTATCGAGTATTAGATGACAAACTTGGATACAAAGTAAAAGAATTAGTCATCGAGCCAGGCCAACGATTGAGTATGCAACGCCATTTCTTACGTTCAGAACACTGGTATATACTTAAGGGTAAATGTGATATTGCAACTGATGTAAAAGGTAGTATAATGAATATTACTAAAAATGCAAATGAAACTTATCAGATCGGCACAGGTGTATGGCATCAAGGTCAGAACAATTATACTGAACCATGTCATATACTAGAAGTTCAATACGGTGACAAGTGTATAGAAGAAGATATAGAAAGAAAAGATGCGTAAATTATTTTATATGGGTTTAGAACCCTACAAAGCACGATATACCCTTCAATTACTAGAATGGAATGTTGAAGTTTTTAAACGTAGAAAATTAAAGTATGTTGTAGTTCCCGGAGAAACATTAAGTAATGATCAAGCTATTGTAACAGGTCAAGTACTAGATGCACATGGTCGCTCATACTTTGGTATGAGTCAATTGATGAATCTAGTTAAGATGATGAAGTCCGGAGAAGTTACTAGTGAAGATGTTATCTATTTTGAAGATATGTTTCAGCCGGGCTTTGAGAGTCTGCCTTATATCCTTAATCAAGTTAGTGAGGCACATCGCCCTAAAATATATGTGCGCTGTCTTGCGCAGTCTATCGATCCTGATGACTTTGTTCACGTTTGGGGGATGGCCAAATGGATGGGTTCCTATGAGAAAATGGTCTGCGAAGCTGTTAGCCAGAGTGGTGGTGCGATCCTCGCAACTAATGAAGAAATGGTCATGAACATGAAGATTGCAGGTTGGGATGTACCAATCTACAATATCAGTGGTCTAGCATTTGGTAAGGATGAGGTTATGTCTCGTGTAGATAGGAATATTCCTTTTCATGATCGTAAACATCGTGTTGTATTCAGTGCTCGTTGGGATCAAGAAAAGCAGCCTGATTTTTACATGGATGTTATTGAAGCATGGGCTAAACGTCATCCAAACAACAGTGTAGAATTTGCTGTGTGCAGTGGTGCTAAACTGCGTAGCAATAATGATAGTTACATGAAACGTACACATGATTTAGTAGAGCGTGACCTATTACGTATCTATGAGGATTTAGAAAAGAATGATTACTATGATATTGTTAATAACAGTCGTGTTGTTTTTAATTGTGCTTTACAAGATTGGGTTTCAAACACCGTATCAGAGGCCGATGCTCTTGGATGTAATGTACTGTATCCAGCGTATCGTAGCTTCCCTGAAACTTTTAGTAACGATCCAGAAAGACTATACATCCCGTGGTCTGTAGAAGATGCATTAGATAAACTTGAAAAGTTATTGAAGAAACCACATGCTGATATTGGCAAAATCAGTGATTACAACAATGGAACGATTGATAGAATCGTTGACATTTTACAAGGCAATGGACAGAGTATGTTGAGAATGTCCACTGACTACAGAAAACATACCCGCGAATCTAAATATTAAGGAGAAAATTATGAGCGCACATCAAGATATTGAAACACAATTGGCTGCATACAATGCAGAGAACGCTAAGTTTGTAGCAGGTAATGCGGCAGCAGGTACTCGTGCCCGTAAAGCATTAGCTGAACTAGCTAAAGCAGTTAAGGCTCGCCGTAACGAAATTACAGCAGAAAAAGCCGCACGTGCTGAAGAAAAAGCTAAAGCAAAGTAATTTTGCTAAATATGTTGTAAGCTACACAACGGTAGCTTACATATCAAAACAAAACCATCACAAAGGAAGGTTATCATGAGTTATAATAAAACAAAAACAGATCCAGAGTTGGGTCAAAAAGTACACGAACATCTAGTCAAAATGGGTGTCGAGACACCTACATTGCCGAACAATTTAGATCGAAAAGATAAGATTGATAGAATTGAAGAACATTTCACTATCATTATGCAATATCTTGGATTAGATTTGTCTGATGACAGTCTTATTGAAACACCAAAGCGTGTTGCTAAAATGTATGTCAATGAAATCTTTTGGGGGCTAGACTATGAAGCATTTCCAAAGTGTACGACTGTCGATAACAAGATGCATTACAACGAAATGGTCGTTGAACGCAACGTTAATGTCCAGAGTAACTGCGAACATCACTTTGTTATTATTGACGGTCTGGCCACTGTTGCTTATGTTCCTAAGCAAAGAGTCCTCGGACTTTCAAAAATTAATCGTATTGTCGAATATTTCTCTAAGCGCCCTCAAATCCAAGAGAGACTTACAGAACAAATCTTCCACACTCTCCAATTTATACTGGAGACTGAAGATGTTGCGGTAATGATTGACGCACAGCACTATTGCGTAAAATCACGCGGTGTAGAAGATACAGGCTCAAGTACAGTTACTTGTCGTTTAGGTGGTGGATTCAAAACAGATCCAGCCGCAAGACAAGAGTTTTTACAGATTGCTAACAAGGGTTGCAAATGAGTGAAATTATTGAAGATACTATTAGTAGAAATAAAAAATTTCAAGAAGAAAGAACTCGCAGGTTAAAAAGAATGCGAGAACTTAAAGCACCTGATATCATAATTCAAACTGAAGAAATGATATCAAAAATGACTATAGCAGAATATAAAATCTTCTGTCAGCAAGCCGAAGAAGAAGATAAAAAAGTTAAAGTAGAATACGCTAAAAATAATCCTATTCAAAAACATATAGTCGATGAAATTTATGATAGGGAAAGTAAACTCTCTTATACTTTCTTCACTTACTCATCTACTGTACAGTGGACAATGGCTATTAATCCTTTGAGTTTTATGAGTGCAGATGATTACGACAATGATTTATATCAAACTTTTTTAGACCATGCTCAAGAACTTTATCAAGAAAGATTCAAAGAAAAATGGAAGGCTGAAGAATGAATTTATTAATCATTATTTTAGTTATCGCAATCATTGTGTCAATCGCTCGTATGTTACCAAAAAGCAATTGTACAGGTAACTGTAATCAAGGTCGCAACTGTAATTGTGTTACAAAGGAATAAAAATGGGATTCAGAAAACCAATGGACTATAATAGTGTTAGTCATCAAATTTATATGGCAGGTGTAGAACTATACAGTCCTTACAACGACGGATACGTTCAA